ACGCCATTTCCAAACCGTTCGCAACCGACATCTGATACAGTTCCTCCGTGGTATGCGACGACAAGAGACCAGAAAAGTTATCAAAGTTAATAGACAACGGTGTCTTGGTATTAGAGTTCTGGAGAGATGCGAGAGGGAGATACGCATCGCAGAACGAGGGGTCTTGAGGGTCGGGATTCGGTCCAGACTTCACCGCCTTCACATAGATCAGCAAGAGATCGGGAATCTGGGGAAGAGTAATCGTCTGCGACTGTAACTGACCCAGACCGTTCGCATCAATCACACCCGACTGATTCTGGGTAATGTAACGAGGGAACTCCATATACGGCACAACCGACTTCGGGGGAAGAGGTACATCCAAAGAAGGCGTGAGGAACTGTACATTCATTACGGGATTTGCCCATACGGAAGGAGAAGCAGACGAAGACCAACCAACATTACTAATGACTGCGTTATTCCCCATATCTCCCACAATCTTAAGAATGCGTGAGAGTGCGTTTCCAGATTTAAAATTCATAATCAACTGAATGTTATTTATACCAAATAGACCCGTGTCGTGTTCTTGATCATTCGCAAACACAAAAGGAGAAAGGGTGAGCAACTCTGTAGAATTGAACGACCAGAACAAAGTCGTCGTTAGTATTGGTCCAGCCGGCGACGCTCCGTTGCTTGAAATAACCGGAATACCGTTGTTGTACCAGATTGTCTGCGAGTTCCAAACATAGGAACCAGAACCCTTCAGTCTGGTGCCGTTGGGCTGGGTGAAGTAAAAGCCTCCCCACGCACCGTTAGGCACCTCATCGGTGTTCATCGCCTCACCGTAGCCGTTTAGAGGGCTATTGATTGCCGAACCAAACTTGTTGCTGCCGAGGTAATTGGCTTGATACTTGTCCATCATCGTAGGGCAAGTCCGCTGGAGTAGATTCTTCTTGTAGTTGGTCAGACGCATCACCTCCATCAACACATCTTGCGAGTTGATCACAGTAGTAGTGTCGTTAATGGTTGCCGTCATAGTCTGGCAGAGATAGTTGAGGGGGAACGGCGAGAGACTGAAATCCGAACCGGGGACTACATAGGGAGCGACCACGGGCAAACCAGTTCCAGCAACCACGGCAGTCGCAGTGGTAAGATCGGACGCAAAGGGTGGGGCAGAAGCATATTTCGTTGTTAGATTCACATCCATCTGAAAACGACCCTCGCCAGACCATCGCACCGCCCTATCCACGAACACGTTCTCGGAAGGGACATATACGTTAAAAGTCATCTGTGAATTAGTGGCTGCGATGGCGTTGAAGGGAGCATTCGTGAGGGACAAGGCACCCTTCTCTACGGCATACCGGGGGCGGGACTGAACGATGCGGTCGTCAAAAACGGCTTCCTTCTGAATGTCGGCACTCATCTTATATATATTGTTCAGACAAAAAAATCTGGGAGTGTTCCAAAATTTTTTGTCCACTTACGAATCTTTTAGTAGAGCCCTAACTTCTCGGATTTGGCTAAATCCAATTTTTTCCGAAACATCACTTTAATGCTCACAGACGAAAGATTAAACATAGACACGGGATAGAGATTGTTGTCTAACCGATTCCGCCAGAACACTTGAATATCTATGCTACGAATGTCCGCCTTGGAGTTCTGGAAGTCCGAAAGACGATATTCGGCACTCGGAGAGTAATAGAGCATCTTTCTCCACGCCGTACCGTCGTTACCCAAATCCAGAGCAATATCTGTGATAATCGGGGAGAAAGCCGACGCACTCGTTGCGGATGAATTACCAACATTCTGCCGTCCCAACACATTCGGGGGTGCCGTCTGTTCATTTTGAACCGGGAGTAGAGCGGTCGTGAAAACGATAGAATCAATCGGAGACCAAAGAGTGCTCGTTGAGGCATAATCTTGCGTCATCACGACAACAAATTGTTTCTTTACGTCTCCATCAACATCCACCAATCTCACAACATTTGCCGGACCCGCCGTATACCCTTTGCTATCTCCAAGATTCACAAGAGGAATACTCACGATCATTTTGTTCGCAAATCCTACTGGAAATTTCTGCGTGGATGGATACGCCCATCTATTAATCGCAAATAGAGCAACATCGTGCGGGGGAGATGGCGAACCATAGGAATACACCGGATCAACCGTGTTGTAGTATGTGTTATCAAATCCAGCAAAGAGACCGAACATATTCTGATTCATATACAAACAGAGTTGTGGAGCATCTGTAGTAGGGGTGTATCCATAACTCTGTTGCTGGTCAAGTGATAGATACGAAGGAGGATATGCTATACTGAACAATTGTGTGGTATTGTTATAAGTAATCACCGGGGTAGGGTTCGTTGTAATCCACATAGGTGCCGTTGTTGAATACGACGCATACACAGTCGGGTCTCCACCAGAATCTACATAATTTTGGTAAAGATTACTGTTTGCTACTTCTAATGCGTCTTGAATGAGCGAAAGCCAGTGTGTGTAGGAATAGACCCAATAGTACCGTGAAGAAACATCTTGAGGATTTCCCAAAGAATCGGACACAGTCTTCCAATAATACACGGTATTGCCTCCAACTGTTGTATATGTCTTCAGAGTAGGATCTTGTCCTACGCTCGGTATGTTTGCTTGATAATACTGGTTCTGCGATACAACATACACGATATTGTCTTTCACGTATTGATACGCCCCGTCCCATACGTTCACATAGTTTATACTTGCCGTTGTTCTCGGTATCGGAGCAAGAATGGGATTTTGCGTCTCGGGAACATAGATTACATAGGTAAAACCGGGGGTCGTGTTGTCGTTTTCATAGTTGCCGTACGACACAATATTCAAAGGTGTTACACCATCCGCCTTCAGACCAGAATAGGAAAGAGCAACAGCATAGGAAGTAAGATTCACGTCCGTCTGACCCGTAGACGACTGAACGGAAGGGATAAACAGAGGCAAATCCTTGTTTCCACCATTCACCACAAAACGAATGATAGAAAAATTGTAGCGTGAACAATCCTTGATAATCGCAGTATCACGAGTCTCGTTGAATGTAATAGGAGGGTCAAGCACCGCAATATTTCCTAACCCAACATCGTTTGTAGTATTGTTGACGATGGACGCATTATAATAGATGATATCGGGATCATTCGCATTTCCGACCAGACTAATCCTTCCAGATGGCGTAAATTGACTCATTCTATATAACACTTGTAAATTATTTTCCCAACTTCTGTGCGGTAAGTGCGGAAACGAAATTATCCGGAGACATCCCCGTTTTGTCCATAATCTTCTTGTACTTTTCTAACAAATAGGGTGCGTATAAGCATCGCACGGCACTATGGCGACCACAAGTATTGATGTTGTTGCTTTCTTTCTGAAAATCATACTTATTGTAATACACGGGCTTTCCCGCCTTACGCAACAAGTCTGTTAAAAATGGACGATCTTCGCCGTATTCTTGTAGTTCATTTATAGGGACAGATTTTAGTGCCGATTCTGGTGGCTCTCCATAGGGGTCAAAGAATTCTATTCTGTCCTTATGATTCAACATACATACCCAGTGTCCAGACGATTCAGATTCCGTCAAATACAACATAATACACCTACCCTTCTTATCAAAGGCATCGTAGATATTGTTCATCTTCGCCAAGTCTGGATAAGTTATTATACTAATGTCCTTGCCGAGAATCTTACGTATATCTGAATCCGACAAAGGGTAGTCCTTGATTTTACCTAATCCCTCCATTCTATATATACTGTAGATATAGAATGGGTGACTGGGGCAATCCACTAAAGAGAAAGCAACCGAAACCAGAAAAGGAACCGAAACCGAAAAAAGAAGAGGAACTTCCCTTATTTAAGAAAGAGAAACTTACCCTTCCAAAATCCGAGGCAAAGAAGGTATTGGGGGTGTCCGGATCGGTGTCTCAACTTGAGGTAGCGTGGGTACAGAGATGGTTAGACCAGACAATACGGGAACGATCGTATCCTCCACAGTTGTCGGGCGACGATGCGTATGGTCTGATTTGTGCGTTTCTAACACCGTCAGACTCTCTACAACTTCTGAAGCAGATTCGGGAAGACTATGAGAAGCAGAAGACTTCGGAAACCCCACCTCCAAATCCCTTTGGGTTTCTTGACGGTCTGTCGGAGTCACCACCATTTCCCTAACATCCACTCCTACCTCCAGTTTTTTTCCGCAACAATCACTCACCAACCTACGCCCCTTAATAGATAGAAAGATTTTGTACGCAACATACAGACCAATTATTGATGAACTACTGACTCCAGCCGATGCTAATAGGTTTGCGTCCATTTATACTTCCGTTAGAAATTCGGGGGTTGCGGGGGCAAACGAATCGGGCTTTTTCTTTTTGGGCGGGGGTGGCTCGGGGGTAACGGGGCAAAGCGATTCTCTGATTACACACGGAAGATACCCCCTTTTCCCCCGGCAACATCAGCGATTCGCTTTCCCCCGTTGCCCCCGAATCCCCCGAATCCTCCACGGTTAAACATACGAAACGAAATCTTGGACTCTTATAGAAATGAACTGTATGAAATGTAAAGAATCTATAAAAATGGTAAAGGGTAAGCCATACGATCATAAATGCGTCTTTTGCGAATATTGTCTTTGTAGGAGATGTGATGATACTTCTGCGATTTTGAAATGGGAGGAGTTTGATGGGATTGACTATTATCTTTGCGAAGACTGTATAAAGTCGTCAAAAGAGAAAGGAGTGCCTACGAAATCAAAACTCTTGCGTGTTGCGGGGAAATAAGCCACTGTGGGTAATGTTTGTACACACACACCCATCTCCCCATTTTTTTGAGGTCTCGTACATCATCTTTCGTCATACCTATATGCGTCTTAAGGAGATACCCAAGGGCGTGAAATGATGTCGCCATCGGATAAACGACGATGTGTGTGGCTTCATTAAGTAGTAGTCTTGTCTTTTTGTAGTTTGTGAGGTAGTGA